GGGTTGCCTGGAATAAAGCCGCCTGCAAAGCCGCCTGCTACTGCGCCAGCGCCGCCACCAAACAGCATTGGGAACGCGCCACCGATCAGCGCGTTTTGCAGCATCCCGGTGCGCTCTTTGCGTTGGGTATCAAGGGCTTTCTGTCTTTGTTGCGCGAGTGCTACATCGTCTTTTGTGCCCTTTTGTAGTAATTTCAGTTCATCTGCCGCTGCCTTTTCTTTCTGCCTAGCAAGTGCTACAGCGTCTTTTGTGCCCTTTTGTAGTAATTTCAGTTCATCTGCCGCTGCCTTTTCTTTCTGCCTAGCAAGTGACACAGCAGATTTAGTACCACCTTGAAGTGTTTTTAGTTCATCTGCTGCTGCTTGTTGTTTTTGTTGCGCCAGTGCTACAGCAGATTTAGTACCACCTTGAAGTGTTTTTAGTTCATCTGCTGCTGCTTGTTGTTTTTGTTGCGCCAGTGCTACAGCAGATTTAGTACCACCTTGAAGTGTTTTTAGTTCATCTGCTGCTGCTTGTTGTTTTTGTTGCGCCAGTGCTACAGCAGATTTAGTACCACCTTGAAGTGTTTTTAGTTCATCTGCTGCTGCTTGTTGTTTTTGTTGCGCCAGTGCTACAGCAGATTTAGTACCCATTGCTTTGTTTATGGGCGAACCTACGAGGTCTACCGCTCCTTGGACGGGAGAACTGGCACCAAACTGTTGTTTTGCGATCCGTGCGTTTTCCCGGCTTTCATCTTTAAGTACGCGCAGTCTCCTAATTAAAATGTCGTTAAATTTTTGAGCTAAAGCGTATTTGTTTGTTCCGGCATTTACCGCAAAACTTTCAAAGGCTTTTTCCGCTTTAGCGGTGTTCAAACCGAGTGCTTTGAACTTACTTATTTCAGACGCAAAACCTTGTAATTTTTCTTGAGATTTAAGTCTTCCTGTTTCTAGTCTGTTTACTTCACGAGAGTATTCAACGATACGGCCTAGCTCGGTAGCAGCGGCCTGCACCCCTTGTACACTTCCTTTACCCTTAAAAAAGGTAAATGCTTTTTGTATGTCGGCAATACGACCTTGAAATTGTGTTTGGTCACCTGCGTCCGTCCGCGAAAGTGCCTTCAACCGTCGCCCGTATAAATCTACAGCAGCATTTAGTCGAAGTTGTTTTACTAATTGACTTTCTGTGTTTTGGTTTACTAACCGCTGCCCTTTAACCACACCGTCTACGGCTTTTATTTCGCCTTGTCGCGCTACCCGTAACTTTGATATAGCTCCTGAAACTAAAGACTCTTCAAAATTGCCGCTTACGTCCAGTTTAGTTAACTCTTTTAACTGCTTTGACAGAGCGGTAATACGGTCTTGCAGGGCTTTGACCTTTTGCTCGCCCTGTACGATCAGATTTATTCTGGCTTCGTAAGAACTAGCCACTGTGCCGGTACGACCTATTGGATCAGTCTACACAACAAAAAAGCCGCCGGGGTTAGCGGCGGCGTTTGGCTTTGTCGATTTCCTTTTGCTGGTCTTCGTTGAGGATTTGGAAGTAGGCGCTCCAGCCGAGCAGTTCTTCGGGGGTGAAGGTGGTGCGGATGGTGGTGAGGCTGAGGCCCAGCTCTTTGGCGACGCCGAATTGGAGCATGAGCCAGTTGTCCTTGCGGAGTTCGGCGGCTAGGGCTTTGGGTCGATGGGCTCGGAGTCGTCGGTGAGGATGGCGAGCATTAGGGTTTGGAGGTCCTTGTCTTTGACTTCGTTTTTGAGGACGTCGATTTCGCCGGGTGCGAAGAGCTTGGTGCCGTTTTCGTCCAGGGCTTTGGAGATTAGGAGTTGGAGGGCGAAGGCGTTGGCGTCGTCCGACTTGGCCTGCTTTTGGGCGCGTTCGCGCTCGGCCATCGTCAGCGGGCTGACCCACATCTCGAAGGTAGAGCCATCAGATAGCTCCACGTTCTTTTTGGTGGGCTCTAGGTTGGCGGCCTTGCGGAGGCGGTCAATCGCCCGGGTGGGAATTGAGGCGGGCATAAAACCTTGGTGATTTACGTTCTAGTGTAACGCAATAAGCATGAAAAAGCCCCACCGTGTGGTGGGGCGGATGGGGGACAGCTTGGAGGCTATCAGGACTTGGCGAAGTCGAAGACCGGGGTGGCGGATGGGCGGAAGTTCACAGTCACAGACTGTGCGTCGTCGGGGTTGATGTTCAGGCTGGCCGAGGTCAGCACTGCATCGAAAGCGATTGAACGACTTTGGGCCTCGTTCAAGGTGCCGCCGACGAAAACTTGATCGGTGTACAGCTTGAAGGCTGCACCAGTCTGTTGACGTTGGAGTACGTCTTCGACCATCCGGTTGGACAGTGCGGCGTCTTCGTTGGTCATGTAGACCGTGGCCGTACCAGAACCGTCGGCAAAGCCGGCGATGAAGCTACGGAAGGGGACGTACTGACCAGGGGTGGAACCGATGGTTGTTACGTCGATTTCGGCGCGAGTGATCTCGAAGCTCCAGTCGCGGACTTGGCCTACAGCGGCAAAAGCCGCGTAAGCAACTTGGAACTCGTTGGGGGCGGCAACAGTGCCATCATCCGTGATGGCGAGAATCGTGCCGCCGGCCGTGGTTGAAACCGTGAGGGCGCCGGTAGCAGCGGTGTAGCTGAGTACGAAGTACGTGGTGGCTCCCGAAATGGGAGCAGGCAACGTACCGGAACCTGCTCCACCTGTTTGGGTGTTAACGATGCTGAACACAACCGGGTCGCCGACCTTGAAATTGAGGAAGGGCTCGACGGTGATGACATCGGTGCCGACGTTGACGCCAGCTTCACCGAAGCCGCCGGTGGTGCCGGCGGGTTTGTAGTACAGAGCGCCGGACGTGCCGGACAGAACAGTGGTTGCCATAAGGACTTACCGATGGGATGGACAGTGGAACGGGCACTGCCCGGCTTCTACCAGAATAGCAACACTCTTCAGGTAAGGACTGTGGCTACCCAACTTGTGTCGATACGTCCCACAAAATGGGGGGCTGTCTCTACCGCAGAAAATGTTGGGCCGTTGATTTCACCCAACCGCATAAATGTGCCAGCGGAAGGTTTTGCGGTGTTGTTTAGGTTTTCGAGGACGTTGACGGCGGTGGTCAGCAGGGTTTGGTTGCGGGCAGGGCCTCGGCCTTTTTCGGTAAAGATGCGGATGATTAGGGCTCCACGCGCATTGTCCACGCTGCTGGTAAGGGTGGGCTCGTTTGTGATGCCGAATGTGATGTTGATGCGGACGTATTCGGTGGTGGTGTTGGGTGGGACTGCCGTAATGTTGTCGAAAAACACTGGTACAGCCGGCACCAGTGAGTTAAAGGCGGTGAGTAGCGGGTTTTCAAGTGCCGCCCGGATTGCTTGGTAGTTCATGCTTTGAAGCCTAGTTTGACGCCTTTTTCTAGGGCTTTTTGCATGCCGCCGCCGTTTACATACGTTACGTACCAGTCTAATTCTGCTGTGCTTTTAGCTTCGCCATCGCCGTCAGTTACGTTACCTCGTCGGTTTCCGGTGCGGTTGCCCTCTTTGACCGGAGCTTTTATCGGTCCAAACTCATCAGGGGGGAAGAAGACGCCTTCTTCCAAGTCCAGTGCAAGGGCTGCGTATGGTTGAGTGTTTTCGATTGTGAATTTTGTTACCCGTCCGACTTCACGTCTAGTTAAAGAAAGGTTGGGTATGTCGGAAATTTGATAGGGGTAGTCGCCGCCTGCGCTGCCGGATGCACCCTGGCCGGCTGGGATCGCTAGCCAGCTATCACGGAAAATTCCGCTATACGCCGGACCCGCACGGCCCAGGTCGTTCATTATTTGTACTGCTGCTTGGCGACATGCTTGGTTTATTGCGTCAAGCGCGTCGGTGCCTAGGTTGCGGATGTCGTTGCGGGCTCTACCAATACGACGGGCCATTATTGGGGCCTCGCTATTAGGGTGTGTAGGACTGGGTTGTCGCCCCGGTAGCTGGTGATGGCGATGATCTTGGCCTCGCGGGTTGCTCCAGCTTGAAGGTATTGGATGCGGTCTGCTTCTGTTGGGTAGTAGGTGCCGAGTTCGGCGGTGCCGATGATGACTTTTAGGTCGGTGGTTTGGTAGAGACCCTCGGATTCGCGGGGGCTTACGCGGGTGATGACGCCTTTGACGGTTACGTTGGTGTCTGCTCCAGTTACAGCGCCCGTGGTGGGGTCGTAGGAGCGTGGTGTGGAGGTTTTGATGTACGTGATGGTTTGGCCCCAGTCCTTTAGGAGGGGGGCGGGGATTGACTGGAATACGGTGTCGATCTGGCTCATCAGCTGCGGTACAGGCGGATGGAGGCAGGGCCGCTAACGCCCTTGGCCCAGCACTTCAGGAAACTGCGTAGCCAGGGCAGGGCATCGGTGATGGTTTGCATTGACTCCACTTCGCCCTGGCCTCGGTACTTGACGCGCAGTTCGCCCAGTTCCACCTCTTCGTAGCTGCCGGGGGCAGTGACTACGCCGCGTAGCATCGTGGGGTTACGCAGTAGGGCCAGTGCGGTTTCGCAGGTGGCGTCTTTGATTTCGCGGGGGATGAAGGTGGCATCTGCTTCGATGCCGTCGCAGGTAACGTCGATGCGGGGCCACTTCAAGGCTTGAGTGGTGGCTGAGCGGTCGCCGTAGAAGTCCAGTGTGTCGAGCCAGCCCGTTGCTGTGATGAGGGAAGCGGCCTTGTTGTCGGCGCTAGCGGCAGCCCAATCGGCGGCATCTAGCCGGTTGTCGAAGTAGACGCTGGCGTCCGCCACCGTAATGTACGAGTTGGAGGTGGCTCCGGCAAGAGTGGCGACGAGGACGGGAGCCATGCGTATCTTTCCTCGGGCGCTACGGGCAGCATATAGTTGTTATTCCAGTGTAGATCACCCGTAGAGATGGGCAACGGGGCCTGTACGTACAATGTCAGGACGGGGACGACGTTTAGGGGGCAGGATTTTTGCCATGTAGACATCGGCGCCATCCATTTCTAGGTCGGCTAGCCGCTCTTGGTAACGGGAGTAGGCGATGTCTTCGTGCCAGCCCCGGTTATCCTGTGATATGTAAAGACGGACTAATTTCATGCCTGTTCAGAAAGCCGCTGAGTCCTCCACCAGCGTAAAGAAAGTTGCGCCTGCTTTTGAGCCCGGCAGTGAAGTGCGCCAGCTGGAGCCCGTGGCACTGGAGATTCGTCGCCTCCGCGAAGAAGACAACATGAACATCACCGCGATTGGGCAGAAGCTCCAGGTCAGCTACGACGTGATTAACCAGCTGATCTTGCAGTCGTACAAAAGTGTGATGAACACTCCTGTGGTGTTTGAGGTACAGGAAAAGATTCGACTGGGGCTGGATTAACTAGATATGCCGCCATGTCTGCCTAAGTAAAATTTTAGACACCGTGGCGGCAGTTATACCGTACTTGAGCCCAAACCTCTGTAGGTAATTGGGTTCACGGTCGGTCTCGGCTCGTAGAGCAAGGACTTTTTCTGTCGTCATTTTTGCCAGGTGCTTCAAATCTTCTCCGTAACGTGTCGGCGGTTTAGGGCTGAGACCGTTCGCATACGAGTGCTTCATATTTTCGGTTTGTGTGACGTACTCCAAGTTTTTTAGCCTGTTATCGGTTTTGTCTCCATTCTTATGGTTAGTCACCATATTCGGTGGTCTTTCTCCTACCCAGGCTTCTAGTACCAGTGTGTGAACAAGGCGGGTACGAAAACCTGCGGCTGTTTTTACATTGACTTGTCTGTATCCCTGGGTATGGCCTGTATGTTTCAATGGAAATGGCTCGAAGCGGTGGTGGCTGTATATGGCTCCGTCTTCGGTGGCGCTGTAGCCGATTACAGAAGGGATTCGACGTAATTCCATGAAAAAAGGGCCTCAAGGGAGGCCCGTATCATACCGCAAGTAAAGCGGTTTATGCGTACGCCGTTAGGTCGAATGGTGTATTAATTAGCAAGCGGGCGATGGGCACCTGCTTGGTGGTCGAGTACACCAAGTTCCAGCTGGCGATGGCGCCCAGTTGGTCGGAAGCGGTGGTGTTGAGGGGGTTGTCCGTTGCGGCAGCCCACTTGGTGCCGGTGATGTGGTAACCGTAGTGGTAATCCACAGCCAGCACGTCCTGCATGGACAGGATGTTACGGTCGGCAGCAAGGCGCAGGTCCTGTTGGATGCCCTCAGAAACCACGCCGGTCTTGAAGAGGTACACAGGGTACTTCTTGGCGTGGGTTGCAGTACCGCCGGTCAGAGCGACGAGCTGGTCGTCGATCACAACACGGAGGCCGGCAAAGTAAGCAGCCTCGGTTTGGGTCACGCCCACACCGCCGCCGCCCCAGACGATAGAACCACCTGTGGACAGAGCAGAGGTGCTGAAGGTCAGCATCCCGACTTGCTGCAGGTAGTAAGCCACGTTCGAGTGCATGGCGATGGCGTCGAGTTCGTCGCCGCGCTCACCCAGCAGCACCTTGGTGCCCACAACGTTGGCCACGTTCAGGAAGTTGGCCTCGGTCATTGAACCGGGGACACCGGCAAATGACTTGTTCAGTTGGTTGGGGCCAAGAACACCAGTGCCGGCGATAGGGCCAAACAGACCAAGCAGTTGGGCTGCCAGAGTGGCAGTCTTCAGCTTGTTGATGGCGGCGGTCAGCTGGTTGCGGACGTGAGCCAGGGGGTCAGCGCCGGAGCCCAGCTTGCTGAGGTCGTCAGCGGCGTAGGCAAAGCCACGGTGCAGGATCGTCATGATCTGCTCGTCGGCAGTCACGTTCGAGGGCACCAAGTAGCCGCCGCCGCCACCCCAGGTGGAGTTGCTCAGAATCTGGGATTCAGTCGGGGCGATAGGGTCGAAGAATGGGACGCGGACGCGGGTGCCGCCAGCACGGGCATCGAGAGCAGCGTTGCGCTGCACAATGCCAGACTGAATCCACTTCGACTGCTCAAAGATACCTTCAGCGGTGTACTGAAGGAACTCTGGACGTGTAACAAGGTTGGAGAGGAATGTTCCTCCCGAATAATTGCCGTTGAAGGCTGACATGGATTAGCTCCAGTGAGGTTTATGGGTTTGCCCCACAGGGGCTAGGCGCCGGCTTCTGATTTCAGGAGGCGGGCCATATCGGGGTTATCGACCAGCATCATCATCTGCTGGGTAACGTTCCAGGCTTCTTTAGACCAAGGATTGGACTGACCTGGGACGGCGGTGGAACGGGCACTGCTCGTTACACCCATACCGGAACGATTACTTGCAGCGAAATGATGCTCGTAACCGCTACCCGGATTTTTCAAGTTGGCGATGTAATCGCCGATCGGAACTTCTACACCGCCGGCAACAGCCACAGGCTGTCCTTCTTTGGTGCGTAGGTTCTCCTGCACTAAACGATACAGCTGATCGGGTGCTACTGCACCAGCTTGTGCAAGTTGAGCGACCGCAGTGGCGCGGGTTTGCTCTTTAGTGAAGCCCGTGCGAATTTCTTCAATCGTGGAATCGCGCTGGCTGATTTGTTGCTTTAAGTCGGCAACTGTTTGCTGGGCATCCTCCCACAGTGTCTTGTACTCGCCGGTTTCAGCCAACTTTTGGGTTTTGGCTTCCTGTTGGGCCTGCGTCAGTTGCTCCAGTTGTTGTTGGAGGGTGTCGCGGGTTTCTTTGTCCTTGCGGCGTTCACCGATTAGCTCGGCGTTTTTCGCACGTAAGGCTTCAAGTTGGACGGCGAGATCCTGTGAACCAGGGTCAGCCACAGGCTGGGGCGGGGTAGCCTCCACAGGAGGCACTACCGGAATCTGGTTTTCGGGCACGGGAAATTTCTACTGGGACACACTAATACTACTTTATTAGTGCAGTGTTCTCCGTGTCCTCCTCTTCGACTTCCATTTGTTGGATGCGCTCCAGTTCGTCGGCGATCTTCACGTCTTCAGGCAGGATTTCACCGTGCTGGAGGATTTTCAGCAGGGTTTCGTCGCTGATCTTGCCGGACTCGTTTAACTGTGCCAGTACGGCAACGTCTTGGCCGATCAGGCGGTAGTAATCGAAGTCGCGGTCGATTGTGATTACAGGGGGTTCCATGCCGACGTATTGGGCGGCCAGTTTGAAGGCTTGGTTGAGGGAGGATTCCAGTTCTTGGCTGATGATGGCTAGGACGCTGTTGGATTGCGCTTGGTCGATGCGCTTGGCCTCGGCAGATTCCGCTACGAATTTTTGGCCGAATAGCTTGGTGATGCCCAGCGTGGACATCTGGGCCTCCAAGGATTGGAGTTCGGCCATTTGGGCGTCAAAACTAGTGGCGTCCGATTGCACGTAATAGGCTTTGTGGCCCGGCTCCATGCCGAGGGCGTAATTCACGCCGATGGTGGCCTCGCTGCTGTCTTGGCTGTAGCCCTCTAGGACGAGGGTGGGCATTGCCGCGATGTGGAGGGCGTGGATTAGGTCGCTTTGGCGTTGGTAGTGGGTGATGTTTAGGTTGGCTATGTCCAGCAGGCCCGGCTGGGAGATCAGAACGCCACGGCGGTTGCTGTAGATCGGGACTACTGGGATGGTGTCGAGGCTGAAGCCATCGCTTTTTTCAAAGGTGACTGTTTCCTGTCCCAGTGTGTAGAGGTCGTAGCGGCCTGGGTAGATCACGCGCATTACCTCGACTTGCTCTTCGCCAAACTCGTTGAGGGGGCGATATTCGTAATCGTGGATGCGGATTTGAGTTAGGCGGTTGGTCTCGTCCTTGCGCCAGCCCCAGATTTGGGGGGCGTCCACGTGGACGAAGTACGGGCGGCGGCCCATGGCGCGTTCTTCCGCCAAGTTGCGGGCTCCAGTCGCTGCCGGGAAGTCAACCAGGATGGCGCTGTGGCCGTATGTCAAGCTGCTGACTAGGGCGCGGCGGGCGTATTCGTTGATGCTGGAGCCGATGCCGTCGATGTCTAGGGCGACTTCACTCCAGTACGGGTCGCCTTCGATGTGGATTGGTTTGCGTAGGACGGCGCCAGCTGCTGTTTCGATTAGCCGGCTGGTGTACGGGGAGAGGACGCTGCGGTCGATGCGGGCTTGCCAGGCTTCATCATCCTCACGGGGTTCCTGCGGTAGGTACTGTTCAGCAAGGTCGCGGATGTAGTTGGTGCCGTTGGTGACGGCAGCCATTACTTTCCAGTCCGGCATCATGCCAATCACTTCTAGTGATCGGACGAAGGGGGACTCGCTGACGATTGCGCCAGTTGGGGGGACGTTGGCGCTGTAAACCACGGGTGGACTCCTACTTTGTGCCTATTTTGGCAGAGAAGCTAGGTTGCAGCGTTTCGGTGTCCATGTGTGACGCGGGTTTCTGTTTTTTGCTTGCTCTGCAATCGTTGCCCAACGCACATTACCTGGCTCATAGTGGCCCATAGGGTCGATGCGGTCAAGAGTTAACCCGCTTGGTCGTGGACCCAGTTCCGCTAAAAATTGTTCGTAAGAGGTAAACCTAAATTCAATCGTCGCGTACGCATTTTTGTGGTTTGTTCGTACGCGACGTTTTGCTTTGTGGTACGACTTATACGCACCCTGATTAGCCACGCACTCGCTAGCCGGCTTTTTGAGCCCATCCCAGCGGCCGGGGCAAGCCTTGATAGCGCACGACCGACATAAAAGCTGTCGATTTTCTTTTTGCGCCTTTGCGAGTAGGTCTTTTCTCGTGGTTCGTTCTGTGCCGCAGTCGGGACACGCTGTGTTTACGTAGCTGTGGTGTTGTGCCACGGGGACCAAGTGGTTACCACTTTACTCTATGTCCATTTACTGCGGTTTGCCCAAAATGCGGCACTCATTTTTCCTTTGGCGATATTTTTGGCGTGTCGCGCCTTAAATGATGCCCTTCTGGCCTTGTCCGACGCTGATTCTCCTGTTTGTGCTGGTGAGCCAGATACGCCCTGCTGACCGAAACGGATGAGTTTTACGGTGGCGCCTTCCTTTGCGAGGACTACGTGCGACTTTTTTGGGTGGGATGGGGTGCGCTTGGGTTTGTTGTAGCCGGCGAAAGTTTCGCCACGGTAGTTAATCGTCATCGGGGTCTTCCTCGATGTCCTCTTCTATTTCCACTAGGACCTCTACGCCGTTGAAGACGTTGCCCATGAAGCCGGCGAATAGTGGGGCTTCGCCGGGGGTTTTGAAGTCGAAAGTGACTGCCGTGCGACCTGTCTCGGCGTCAACTTCGATGTAGGTCGGGTAGCCCTGGAAGGTGTGGATGGTCATTACATCGCTCCAAGCAGGGCAGAGACGGTCGCTGTATTGCTGCTGGTTAGTGTAAGGAGGTGTACGCGAATGTAGCGGTTTGCTTGGTTTTGGACGTAGTACATGATTGTTTCGTCGTTCGTGATTGTGTTGGCGCCAGCGTGTTTGGTGACGATGGTTAGGTGGCCCCAGTTGATGCCGTCGAGGCTACCGTCGAAGTCGAACACTGCTTGTTTACCGCCGCCGGTTAGACCGGCTACCGTGATTTGGATTGCCCAGTTGAGAGCGACGGCTTCTGTTGTCGGAAAAAAGCCGACTGTGGTGCGGGAACCTAGGTCGTAGACGGTGAGTTCGCCGTCATATACGATTCCATTACCGAGGGCCATTATTTTTTACCTTTCTTAGCAGTTTTGGCCGATGCTTTGAAGGCAGCGGCGGTTGGGGCGCCCTTAGTTCCAGGCTTACGCATGGATTCGTTGCTGCCGGCAGCGATGCGCTTGCGTTTGGCAGCGATGTTGCTATACAAGCCGGGCTTAGCCATTACTTCTTACCTTTTTTGGTGGGCTTTTTCATGCCGGCCTCGCTCATGGCGATGGCAATTGCTTGCTTACGGCTTTTTACTTTTTGGCCCGAGCTAGATTTCAAGCTGCCCGATTTGTACTCGGACATTACTTTTCCTACTTTTTTCTCGCCTTTTTTGGGCTCTTTCTTTTCGCCGTAATGGCCGGGCATGGTAAAGGTGCATCTACCACACACGATAG